CGGCAAAGCAGCAGTAATACCAGCATTGGTATATTGGTTCGTAATTCCAATGCCACCAATCGTATCAAGATCAGTAGTAGCGAAAAACCTAGCAGAGCTATAGGGATCAGCATAGGTCGCAGAAGCGGCCTGACCAAAACCAGATTTAGCATTTGCTGGATCTGTCAATCTACTAACTGAAACTGACGAGACTGGGAAAGTGGACTTAGGGTTGAAGGTCCAATTAATTGAACCCCTATACCCTAAGAAAGCCGAAACAATCCATCCAAGAGGGTGGGTCATAGACCAATTAAAGGCAAAATCGCCACCAGCTCCATTCACAGACTTAGCCTTATAGGCACCATTTGTATCGTAACCATACCATAAAGGCAATCGATAAAAATTAAAATAATCAATGGTATGTTTTCCTGTAACAACAGGAAATGTCACAGTACGACACCGCGCAGAACGGCGTAAAAGCTGTCTCAGAGAAACAACTTTCTCGCCAAAGTTCACAAGATACTTATGCGCGGAGTTATTACCAACAGCGCCAGCAGTCATAGTTTGTGGAGACTCACCAAACAAAGCATGTTCAGAAGTTTGTGCCGCAAAGGGCGTCAACTTCTTAGTAGCATGCCATCCTGGATTAGCAAATTCAAGATTCTCTGCTCCTCTAACATTCACCAAGACGGTTATAGATCCGTCAGTCTGAGGTGAAGAAAGTTCAGTAAGAACTCTCATACACAAAATCCCATTATGATAATCGGGACTTCTAGTGAGAGAAGGAGTAGAAGAAGTAGTGAAAAGAACATTAGCCGCATCTCGCTCTTGATTCTGAAGAAGCCAAGGAAGAGCCTGCATGTAAGGCACTCTGAACTCAACATCAGTATCCTTACCAATATCAACAATTAAAGAATGTACAACATTCTCAGTTGAAGAGGTATTCAGGATATTGGAACTAGTAGTTCCCTGAGGATCCCATGAAATTAACACGCGACCCTTATGATACTGGGTACAAATGAAACGAAACCTGAAGATAATATCGCCTCTCCAATTAGTATAAAAATACCCCGCCCAAGACATCGGAACTTGGTCAACAATGTAATTGCTATGCAAATCATAATTAACCAGCTGATAAAAGGTGGGGGCAACTAAAGAAGAGAACAAGATGTCATCAGCAGCTCTCGTAGTAGACCATGATAAGGCAGTAAGAAACGAATCTTTCTGAACCAAACAACTAAGGTCTAATTCATCAACAGAGGGCAATCCAACAATGGAAGGATCTACACTTAGCTCATTCTTAGGATCCAAAGTTAACTTTTCCAAAGGAAAAGACAATTCAGTGGAAGCAAGATGAGGAAAAGGACGAGGTTGCAAAGGCTGAGAATCCGATAAAACGGGAGCATTTGACCAACCAAAAAGACTGGATACTCGTGCAATAGCACTAGCACCAATTTGAGTGGCAGTCATAAATTTCCCAATAATTGGAACAGAAGTTAACTTTGAAGCTATATTAGCAACAGCACTAGCTGGTTTGCTAATTATACCAGTTCCATATTCATCGGTTTGAAGAGCTAGACCCACAGTAGGACCAGCAAGTTCAACATCCTCAGCCCAAGCATAAACTTGAATGTTGATCGAAACATGAGCAGTATCCTGAGCATTAACTAAGGGCGCATACTGGAAAAATCCCAGCTCACCCATATCTTTAAAATCCTGAGCTACAGAAATATTGATCCAGTCCTTCGGATAAAAGAAGGGCAAAGTCATCTCTCCACCCTGGTTATTCTGTGGATAAATCCACACACCAGGATTTTGGGATAAAGGAATCAAGAACTGAGCTGCAAACGTCGTAGGATTATACGAGTTTATAGTTTCAGTAGAAAAGTTAGGCAAAGGACGGTATCTCATGAACAAAGCTCCGTAATTAAACGGAGAAGAATTTAACACAACCTTAAGCTTCAAATTACATCTCAAAAGAGAGTAATTTGCAAGTTTGTTCTTTATATAAGAATTATTAAAGAACAAATACCAAGGTTGGTATGGTGAACCAGCTAAAGCACCATATGGGGTAGTATCAGACCAAGTAATCGTAGCAATACGAACAGGACGGGACAAGAAATCTTTCAGCTCTGCAACTGCAGTCGGAATAGATTCAAAAACATCATTAGTTTCATAACCATATAAGGCATGAGAACCAGGATGTTCATCTAGGAACTGTAAAGTTTCTTGTTTTGTCTCTTGAGAATGATCACCTTCCATAGGATTAATGGTAAGCTCACCAGACTGAGCAACAAAACGCGGCTCAAAAGAGTCGCGTGGAGTCAGAGAATCAATAAGTGAATCACGAATAGAATCTCTGACAGATGGGTCAATAGCATCGACCGACGAGCAGCACAAAACTGCTCCAATAATAGATTGTAGATTGAATTTGAACGGTCAATTTGATTACCCGAACTGCATGACCTAATGCAGAACGAATTTGAGGAATTTTTGTGTCCAGCCAACACTTCATGGTAAGATTTCGGGGAACGCCCTGGCAAGAATAATGATGGTACCCACACTCAACACACTAGTAACCTCAACTAGTGAGAAGCAGTAACTGCACCACCATGCTACATTTTGGTTTTTGGACCTTATAGCTTAGGCCCAGCACGGGAAATTAATCCCATGCGACTTCCGCAAACAGCGGAGAGTCCTGTGAGTGATCCTTAAATCTCTGGATCAACTCACCCCAAGTTGGGAAAGTACTTCTCTCCACCCAAGGCTCCAAACCTTGAGCTTCAATAGCACCTTTCAACAATTCGGACAATGAATCAAAGGCATCCCTACCATGGAAAAATATTTCCGAAATAGCGGTGCCAATGCAAGCAACAGTTTGTTCCTCAGAACTAATCTCTTTACTTTCAACATACCACATCAACATCTTCTTAATAGAAGTTAAAGACAATGGTGCAACGTAGCAATTAAGCTCGGGCTCATGTCGAAAAGATCGTTTGAGGAAAGTACAGCGAGATATATGAATGTATGCTTCAGAGGCAGCACCTTTTTCAGCCATCGTATAAACGATACCAATTTCGGCAAGAGCTCCCTGAACAGATGTATGGTTAAACCAAAAACACTTCTTCGAAACACCCATAATATTATCATCGCCATACGTAACCAAATGAACATAATTCTGAAAACTCTCACACTCATGGTCTGGGTTTAATCTCAAATAGCAATAACGCATATAAAGACTATTAACCAAACTATTAATGATAACAGTCAAGGGGTGACCTGAAGGATTAACTCCATGAAGACCAAAAAGATCTCCAAAGAAATCCATTAAAGGAAAAGTTGTATCCTCAGCAATACACTCCATAATCAGAATATCCTCATCGCTAAAATTCCCAGAAGCTTTTGCAATCTGAATCAAAATCCAAAAAGCATCAGCAAGAATCTCAGCAAACATACTTTTATCAAAGTCTGCAAAATCACCAGCAATCATTCGTCCCATTCCAAAGAAGGTAATGAACTTAAAAAGTCCATGCCATTGGAGTGAAGAAGAATTTATGCCAGGTGCAAACTCAAACAAAATGCCCTTGCGATAGAAAAGACGAGAAATGGACAGGTAAAACATCCTGTTGACTAATGTCCAGCCAAATGGAGCCCCAGCAAAAAGCCGGGTCTTCCCACTCTCAATCTTAGATTCTTTCACAACTTCATCCTTAAGGTTTCCTGTAAAGATGGTAGAAAAGCGCATTCCTTTCTTATACCTTTGAAGCACAGCCTTAACATGTCCCATAATGTAATCATCAATCATCATTGACTCTGGTTGATCACTAGGAGGGGACACCATAGGCTCAATAAAGTGCTTCTTGGGCTTTCGAGCAGGAAATCCAGCAGAAGTTGAAAAACGCACATGATCGACGAACGCTAAATTCGTCTTACCATTAATCGCAACTTCCAAACTATAAGGATGAAGTTGATTAAAATCTTCTTTAGAAATATTCTTCAAAAGATCCTTCAACAATCCCTCCCGAACAAGCTTTCGCATTTTTGGAGGAATTCCCTGAGCTTGGGCAGCCATAGCCACAAGTGCAATGTTCTTAGGTTTCCAACCCTTCATAATTGGAGGACCATGTTCGTTCTTATATCCTTTTTCAAGGAGATAATTATGAATATGCGATTTAACCACATGAGACTTCAAATCAGAACGCAAGAAAGGTTTCAAAGAGCCATAAACATCCATACAGCCCTGAACAACCCAACGAACAGGAGATTTCTCATGCAATTCAACAACTTCTTTTGGAAACTGAACATCCTCAGCAAGCATAGGTGGAGCAGGTTGAATATGATTCTTCCTAAAATGTTTTAACACATCTTCAAGAAAATCACAAGTAACGTTATGACACGCCACATCCAAATTAGCTCCAGCACAATGTATACCAAGAATTATTGGACCAACATTCTTCTGTTTACTCAAATAAAGAGCGCCACAATCCCCAGCCTTAGTAGACTTACTAGCAACTCCTTTCCAAACAGGAAAGAAATACTCAGCACCACTAGGACCACGAAGATAATCAGAACAATCAGCTTTTAAAAGCCGAATATGTTCAGGACGCATCTTTATAGCAGACTCTAGCATCTGAGTACCATCATGATTTACACCAATAATGGCTACAGAAGCACTTAAAGACACTTTAGGCTTAACGAAAAGCTTAACGATACTCTTTCGAGCATCCATGCCTTGAAGATCAACAAAAGCTAAATCATACTCAGGATATCTGAGAATGATAGACTCATCAACGGCAAACTCAGCATTGGGCGAAACGCCCTCAACATCACCATTGACTACAACTTTTAATCGTCGCGCTGGATCATCCATATCTGGAAGAGCATGGTTATTGGTCATATAAATATGACCAGAAATAGCAACCGCATGCACGGGCCATTTCCTTATACCATTCTCAATAACAGAAAAATGAACACAATTCTTACGCAAACGATCAATAACTTCTTGATCAGACATAGCTTTCCAAGAACGAGTCTCAGGAGTAGTATCAAAAGTTGAAAGAGTAAACTCTTCCTTCTTCCAAACATTCTCCCGTTCATCATTCATAACTTCAGGAACCTTACCAATAGCAAGAACTTCTTCTCGAGAAATAACATTTCCTTGTATAGTCATCCCCTCACGAAATTTGCCATTCTCATCATAATACTCATCAAGAGTTTTACGAAGAGCAATAACATTTTCCGCGGGCATAGGGGTAACTCTATCGGAATCGTCTTCTTTCTCTTTAGAATTTCCATAAGCCTGAGCAATTTTCCTAGCAGCCAACAGAGCTCCACAAAGAGTCACAGTCATAACAACATATGGATTGTTAGTCAAAACCTTCCAAACGCGCTCTCCAGCCTTTGCAGCTAAACGACGCAAAACTTCAACTCTGCATCCAGAACGAAACACCAAAAATGTGATAAGCCAGTCAGGCAACATCCAATTAATAGTGTAACGACACAATGGAATGTGGTAATAACACCACACCCAAAGTTTAAGACACAAATCTAAAAAGCGATACCAGATCCGACGAAAACCCATAGGAGGATCCTCTCGAACCAACAATTTCAATTTCAACATCGCTTTTTCAGTTTCAGCATCAATAATAGCAGCACGCAACAAAGGATCTTCAATCTGAGAAGGCATTTCTTCACCAGCCTGAGCAGCCATGGGACAATCACATTCATTAATTGAACCACAATGCTCACATGGATTAGGAACAACGCAATCACAACCTTCTACACTACCACACATCGGACAGACACGAATTTCAGACAAAGAGGCCTCCACACGGGCAACAGACCTTTGAGACCTACGATGTAAGATGTTCATCTGTCCATACCATTTGAGAAAATCATTAATATTCTCAAAATGATACGGATGTAAAGCAGCAGAAAAAACTGAAAATCCATTAACTTTCAAGTCCAAAGGAGCAAATGTAGCTAAATCCTTTGCCGCCATACCATCAGCACCCATCTTAGCTGGAACAACCCGATCAATTCGGATATTCCAGAAATTTGGATATCGACCTTCTGGTACAACAACATCAGAACGTAACGTTTTAGAAACGGGATCTTCAAATTCTTTCTTCAGTAATAGAGTGATAACATAAGGAAATCGTCTCTGAACAGCTGAAGGACAAGAAAAGTAACACTGAGCATTTAAATGCTTAGTATTACTAGAACCAATAACTAATTCTGCAAGCACAGGAGTACGACCTTTATCGGTCAAATCAGCCTGAACTGGAACATATGGAATATTATTCACAATTTGGATAACTTCCAAAAGTGAAGGATCCATAGTACCAAGCTTAGGCGAAATGAAGCCAATATCATCAAGAATCAAACACCACATAGAACTAACAAAGTTGTCCCAATAGGAATTTGAAAAGTTTCTCGAATACTTGTACTCATCATCAACCCTATGACCGAACATACGACCAAAATGGTGATACATACAGTTCATAAAAGAGGACTTTCCAATAGAAGTCTCACCAAAAACCATCCATGCACTAGGGGCAGGACGGTTCTTGGAAGCAGCAGATTTAGTTAACTCCAAAGACTTAACGGCTTCCAATTCCAAAACTAAACGTTTAAGAATTTTAGCTTCAACAGAGCCATCATCAACTCGACGTTTTAAAGCTTGTCCTCTCTCAATAGCAACTCGCAAACGCTCAAAATACTCAGGTCGCTTAACTCCATGAGGCTCAAGATTCGTCAAATACTTCGACAAATCAATAAGCTTCTGGGCTTCAGCAACATAAGACTTATAAGCTTCAGAACTGTGAAAGAAATCCTCAGAATCACCAGTTTTGGAAAACTGAATTCCTCTTTCACAAACAAAGAGAACAGTTTCAAGACAACAAGCATAAAAGTCAAACCCTTTAGTACTATAACCTTCCTTCTTGGCAAGCTTATAGAGTTTATGAAACTCAAACTCACCAAATGGAAGATTAGCATTCTCAAAAATCTTAGTTGAAATCACATACAAAGAAAACTTATAGAGCTTATCAAAAAGCTCTGTTTTCTTATAGTGATCAAAATCATCAAAGATCTTTCGAACAGTACCAACTCCAGTTTCAAAAACACCAGCCTGAGCACGCATCTCACTCTCTCTAAAAGAATAATGTCTTACAATATCATTGACAAAAATATTTTGACAACAAGAAAATATAGAGACAAATTTAGAGAGAAGAGAAGTGCTAGACTGTGTTTGACAAAACAAAGCAACAGTAGACAAAGCATCCTTCCAATCACGGGCACGTCGAAGCTTATAGCTAGTAATAACTAAAGCCTCTAAATACCTAATAAAAGGATCATCAAGTCGAAAACCAAGACGCTCCAAAGACTCAGCGGCACGCTTACGAGTATCCTCCAAATTTTTCAATAAGGACTCAACTCCAGAGATCATATCATCAAAGGTTTGAATCTTCAAATCAATGTTCAAAGAGCATTTACACTGAGTACGAGCAAACATCCTACGCTTACGTCTCGAACGAGGAATCTTAACTTTCTTGGGTAATTCATTAGAAACCCACCCAACAAACTTAGGAACACGCTGACCATAAGATAAAACGTATTCAGTATCAGACAACTCCCAATCTATGTCCAAAGGAGAATGTGGTTCTTCAAAAGGACACTCATCAGTCTGAGATATCAATTCATAAGCGGGACAGTGGTCTCCATATCGCCAAAAATGTCCAACATAAAAGCCAAACACATCATTAATACGAATCCAAAGGGCTACATAAATCCAAAAAGGAAAACGTTGAATAAATGGAGTAACAAAGAATGCTCTAAGAGTAGGAAAATTCCAAAGAAATACATTTGTAATAAACAAATATATATACATATAAGGAAATAATCTCACATACTCATTAAACATTAACGTTTCTATCACAAAACGCAACATATTTCCAAGTAAGAAAGCAACAACACCACATAACCAGGACTTCATACAAACAGTGTGTATCTCTCTAACAACAGAAAAAGACGCACGTCCATCAATAAATAAAAGTCCAATGAAACATGGCAAAACCAAAGTAAGTCCACAAGCCATCATAATAACAGCCAATGGAAAGAAGAAGGAAAAATCAATCTCCTTCAACCATTCATTTATCCAGTGAATGTACTGGTAAGGTATGGATTGAAAAACCCATAAAGGTAGGAAGGAACTTGCATATATCCCTCCTATAACAGCCATAACACAAAGTGCTAAGGTAGAATTCTCAAATTGCAAAAACCTCGCCATAATAACAACGAGGTCCTTGCAACTTGAGCCGGTGGCCGAAGCCAGTGGCACAAGTTGCGCCAGGGGTCTTACAAAGACAAAACATGTGAAGAACTTTATCACAATTATTCATCTAAAGACACGATCCGATTCCCCTTGAGTAAACAAGGTGGTAAAGGGATCCACGGTCTGCCAAACCGTGTTCACCCGACTGTGGGCGGACCCAATACCCCATATGGGGCATAACATACTATGCATACTAGGCAAGATAAAGGCCCTAGACGGGCAAAATACTAACGAAGAGGATAAAATCAACTCTTGCTAGGTGACTTTTAAAGGTCACAACCTTAATAAATATATGTGGGACAAAATCCCACGAGAACACCTAGAGGACAATTTAACCATAAATCGCGAAGGATAACATAGACAAAGCAATTTATTTTTATTTTATTTTATTTTTAATAAAGAAAAAAGAGAACACCGTTTTAGGGACGGAAAACCACAACGGCCAGCACAAAGCTGGCACGACTCTTTTGATATAGGAGAGAATTAACTCCAGTAGAAATAAAGATATAATAACACCTGCAATAATGCGAAAACTAAACTGAAAGTAACAGCACGTAGACTAAAGCGGACAGTACCCGCAATAATATACGTCTATACACTAACAATGTAATTAACTAACTAAAACAGACACTATTCCCATTGAAGGGATACGAAATCTTAACAATACACGAGATGGGGAAAACCCCAC